GCTGAATCCGAAGCTCTCAAACTCCGAGAAGCGTGGACTTCGCATCCTGACCACACTATCGTCAAAGCGATGGTTGCCGAGCGTGCAATTTTCTTCGTACTACTCCCCTTCTTTCGGTTTAACGGTGACGCTGGAATGCGAACAGTATCTGCCGATATCAGCAGAGATGAACAGATCCACGTTGCCTGTAACAGTATTGTCTGTGAAGAGTTGGGACTCAGCTGGTCCCCTTCCTTAGATAAACTGAGGAAGGCGACTATTAACTGGATCCTTCAACCCCTAGGTAATAATACCCAAGATAAATATCTTGATAAAAAATTTTGGTTGGATTCCAGTGACCGTTTGATGTATGAAGGAAAAGCTCCTGAGCTTTCCGCTACACGGTCTGCACGGATGCCAGCATTCTTTGAGCATAGTAATGTCAACCTCCCCCAATACGCTTAGTTTATTAGATGTTCGTGGCATGACAGCTAATGCCATGCTTGTTAAACTAGAAGAAACCTTTCCACCCACTAACCCTACACCTGAAGATTCAATGGAAAAAATTATGTACCGATCTGGTCAGCGTAGTGTCGTTGAGTGGGTCATTCAATATATGGAGGATAACGGATAATGGCTTTTGAAATTTCTGGTAAGAGCTGGAAAGATTACAAAGAAAGAGTATTAGACGATAATGGTTGGGACCCCTTTTGGTCAACTCCGGCCCATAAGAAGCTAAAACAAAAAGCACAGGGAATACCCATCGGTGAGCCTCTTTATGATTACTCCTTTGGTCAAGTTAGGGACGCAGCCCAAGCTCTTGGTATTAACAATATTAAAAGACCAGAACAAGTAGAAGCTGTTCTTAATCGTATTAGGAACCCTGTGATGGCACAGGCTGCTGCCCCCGAACCAGAACCACCAGCACCTACTCAAACTCCAACGTATACACCAACAACACTTCCTGTAAACGATCCCTATGCTGCTGCTGCAACTCAACCTACTACAGCAGCACCTACAACCACTTCTGCTCCAGAACAACCTTCTTTTAGTGATCAGCTAAAAGAAATCGCAAATACGTTTGCTACTGAACGAACCAACTTTCAACAGCAAATTGCTGATATGCAAGCTGCTAATGAAACACGTATGACTGAGATGATAAACCAGATGCAAACGTATCAACAACAAGCTGCTCAATCTCAACGTGAATTGATGATTGGTTTGCAAGCCCGTGATCGTAATCCTGCTGATGTTAGGATGGCTAGGTCTCGTGGGCAACGTCGTGGTCTATCTGGAACTGGTACTACTGGTTATTTTGGTCGTGGTGATATGCGTATTAGCTCTCTTAACGTACCGACAACTAACATCCTTAGCTCTCTTAACGTACCGACAAGTAACATTTCGAGAGGATCCTTTGTATAATTAACAAATGTCAGCTAAAAAAAGATATGACTATTTATCCAGTGATCGTTCCCAGTTTTTAGACGAAGCTGAACAGGCATCTAAACTTACACTTCCTTATTTGATTCGTGGACATGAAGAACATGTCTCTGGCATGAAGAATCTCTTGACTCCTTACCAAAGCGTTGGTGCGAAAGGTGTTGTAACTCTGGCATCTAAGTTGATGCTAGCTCTCCTTCCCGTTCAAACCAGCTTCTTTAAACTGCAGCTTGACGAAAGTCAACTGGGTCAAGAGATGGGACCACAGATTAAGTCTGAACTTGATTTGTCGTTTGCCAAAGTAGAACGGATCATCCTTGAATCAATTGCAGCTACCGATGATCGTGTTGCAGTACACCAAGCACTGATTCATCTTGTTGTTGGTGGTAACGCATTGGTTTACATGGGTCGTAAGAAAATTAAAGTTTACCCTTTGAATCGCTTTGTTGTTGATCGTGATGGTAACGGCAACGTGATTGAAATAGTCACAAAAGAACGTATTAACAAAAAACTAGTTGAAGATAAACTTCCTGAAAACTACATACAAGATCGTATGGTCAGCGATAACTACGGTGACTATGATGATGAATGTGATGTGTACACACATATCCGCCGTGAGAACAATCGCTTTGTATGGCATCAAGAAGTTTATGATTTTAAATTGAAAGATTCTGAAGGTAAGTCTCCTTTGGATACTAACCCTTGGATCCCATTGCGGTTCAATACTGTTGATGGTGAGAACTATGGACGCGGACGTGTCGGGCAGTTCATTGGTGATCTGAAGTCACTTGAAGCACTCACTCAGGCCCTTGTAGAAGGCTCTGCAGCAGCTGCTAAAGTTGTCTTCCTAGTCAGCCCCTCCAGCACCACTAAACCCTCCACACTGGCTGGTGCAGGTAACGGTGCAATCATTCAAGGTAGACCTGATGATGTTGGTGTGGTGCAAGTTGGTAAGACAGCTGACTTCAGGACTGCTTATGAGATGACCTCCACATTAGAGCGTAGGCTTAGTGAAGCATTCCTTATCCTTAATGTAAGGAACAGTGAGCGTACTACTGCTGAAGAGGTACGTATGACTCAGATGGAATTGGAACAACAACTTGGTGGTTTATTTTCACTGTTGACTGTTGAATTCCTTGTTCCGTATCTGAACCGTAAATTAAGTGATGCTCAGAAGTCTGGTGAGATCCCACGACTTCCAAAGAACATTGTTAAACCTACAATTGTTGCTGGTATCAATGCACTTGGTCGTGGTCAAGATCGTGATAGTTTGACACAGTTCCTTACTGTACTTGCTAACACTCTTGGACCTGACGCTATTGGTCAATTTATCAATACTGATGAAGTGATCAAACGCTTTGCTGCTGCACAAGGTATTGATGTGCTTAATCTTGTACGTTCAATGCAAGAAGTACAACAAGAACGCCAAGCTGCGATGGAACAGCAAATGGCTATGCAACAACAACAGATGGAAGTTGATGCCATGAAGGCACCTATCAACGATCCTTCCAAAAACCCTGAGCTGAACCCAGCTCTTATGCAACAACAACAACAACCACCTAGTTAATTTTTATGGCTGAAGTAATGTCCATGATTCCTGACGAAACCCCAGTAGGAGAACTTAATGCTGATGAGCAAGAGTCTCTTCAGGTCGGTGAGCAAATGGAACAGGAGCAAGAACAGCGTCTTGCTGGTAAATATAAAAACGCTGAAGAACTTGAAGCTGCTTATCTTGAACTTCAAAAGAAACTTGGTGAGCGATCTACTGAACAAGAAGATACAGTAGAAACAGAAAAAGAAGAAACCACTTCTCTTTTTGATAGGCTTTGGGAAGAAGCAAAAGGAGATAAAGTTAGTGATGAACTAGTCAAAGAACTAACTGAATCTGATCCGAGTGATCTTGCTAAAATGTATCTTGAGTATCGTTCTCAACAAGAGAACAAAGAACCAGCTCAAGTAATGACACAAGAAAACGTAAAACAATTGAAAGATAGCGTTGGTGGTGAAACCGGGTACAATGAAATGATTAGTTGGGCAGGTGAAAACCTGTCTGAACAAGAGATTGAAATGTACGATTCCATTATGGATAAAGGTGATCCTGCAGCAGCATTTTTTGCTGTTCAAGCTTTGTCTTACCGCTATAAAGATGCTAATGGTGTTGAGGGTAATCTTGTTCAAGGTAAATCGCCTGGACCTGGTGGAGCATTCCGTAGTCAAGCTGAACTTGTACAAGCTATGAGTGATCCTCGCTACGATAACGATCCTGCGTATCGCCAAGATGTGATGCGTAAACTAGAACGTTCTAACATTAACTTCTGAAATGAATAACACAGCTGAATTGCTTAACGGTCGCCTGGCAATGCTGGGTGTGATGGCAGCACTTGGTGCGTATGCAGTAACTGGTCAACTTATCCCTGGTATTTGGTAATGGCTTGCGGAAAAAAGAAAGGTAGTGGCAAAGGCGGCTACAAAAAGTAAGAAGGCTCTTGCCCTACGTAAATGGAAATGCTAATGAAAAACAAGAAAGTAGATCAAAGGGCTTTTGATAGTAATTTTGTTTCTTCTGCCCCCTCTTTTGATATTGGTCCTGGGCATAGGGGTGCGATGAAAGGTAAGAAAATTTATGATAAGGGTAAAGGTACAACCAACCCTAATGAAAAGGAAACCTTCATGAAACGTACTGGACCCCAGCTACCCATGGTTAAAAAGAAAAGTAAAGAATCGTATGGCTAAACAAGGTCTTTACGCAAACATCCACGCTAAGCGTAAACGTATCGCTGAGGGCTCCGGCGAGAAGATGCGTAAGCCTGGGAGCAAAGGTGCTCCTACGGCTGCAAACTTCAAAAGAGCTGCTAAAACTGCTAAGAAAAAATGACTAACACACTTATTGCCTCAATTGTTTGGATTGCATCCTGGTATGGTCCGTATTACCACGGCAGGTTAACTGCTAATGGGGAGAGGTTTAATCAAATGGCAGCAACTGCTGCACATAAAACACTACCATTTGGTACTAGACTAAAGGTTTGCTATAAAACATGCGAGGTAGTAAGAGTTAATGATCGCGGTCCCTTTATTTCCGGTCGGGACATTGATCTCAGTAAAGGGACTGCAGAGCGAATTGGCATGATCGGTGTAGGCGTCGCTCCTGTTTCTATTACTATTTTGAATTAATGACTATTGCTATTTCTGCACCCCAACGTATTAACGTGTGGGAAAAGTTTTGTCAGTATATTACTTCAACAAATAACCGTCTTTATATTGGCTGGTTTGGGACACTGATGATTCCGTGTCTCCTTGCTGCCACTACTTGTTTTATTGTTGCATTTATTGCTGCCCCACCCGTTGACATTGATGGAATTCGTGAACCAGTTGCAGGCTCCCTCCTGTACGGAAACAACATTATCTCAGGAGCTGTCGTACCCAGCTCGAACGCAATTGGGCTACATTTGTACCCAGTGTGGGAAGCCGGTTCGTTGGACGAATGGCTTTATAACGGAGGCCCTTACCAACTGGTCGTGTTTCACTTCCTCATTGGCGTCTTCTGCTACATGGGTAGGGAGTGGGAACTCAGCTATCGATTGGGAATGAGGCCCTGGATCTATGTTGCATACTCGGCTCCGGTGGCGGCGGCTACCGCTGTATTCCTTGTCTATCCCTTTGGTCAAGGATCATTTTCTGATGGTATGCCTTTGGGTATCTCGGGAACCTTCAACTTCATGTTGGTCTTCCAGGCTGAACATAACATCCTTATGCACCCCTTCCATATGCTTGGAGTTGCAGGTGTTTTTGGTGGGGCTTTGTTTAGCGCGATGCACGGCAGCTTGGTTACGTCTAGTCTTGTTCGTGAAACGACTGAAGAGATCTCTCAGAACTATGGGTATCGTTTCGGTCAAGAAGAGGAGACGTATAACATCGTTGCCGCTCATGGCTATTTTGGACGTTTGATCTTTCAATATGCGTCATTCAACAACAGCCGAAGCCTTCACTTTTTCCTTGCTGCTTGGCCTGTTATTGGGATTTGGTTTACCGCCCTTGGGGTCAGCACCATGGCATTCAACCTCAACGGATTTAATTTTAACCAGTCCCTCCTTGCTGCGAACGGACAAGTGATCAACACCTGGGCAGACATCTTGAATCGTGCTAACCTTGGTCTTGAGGTGATGCATGAACGTAATGCTCATAACTTTCCATTGGACCTTGCTTCTGTTGAAGTAACCCCTGTTGCACTTACTGCTCCTACTATTGGTTAACACATGACTATCCAACTCACTAAGGCTGCTTTTTATTACAAACAAGAGCGTCATCAAACAAAGGCTTGGGATTGGCTAGAAGCACAACTAACCCCTGAACAGTTGGAGGAATTTGGACGGTTGTATCGTGACCGTCCCCCTACTCCTTCTGGTTATAAATACGTCACAAAGGAACAACTTGCTTCGATCTGGCAATGCTCAATTGAATTGATTGAAGACCGTGAGATCGAAGAACTGAATAAGTGTTTGGAGACATTCCACATTACCACCCCTTCTCGTATCCGACACTTCCTTAGTCAGACTGCTCATGAGTCTGGTGGTGGCCGTTGGAAGAAAGAACTTAGTGATGGGTGGTATCTTGAAGGTAGGACTGACATCGGTAATGTACAACCTGGTGATGGTCCTAAGTACAAAGGAGCTGGTTACATCCAGCTGACAGGGCGGCATAACTACCAGAAATTCTCTGATTACATTGGTGATCCTAGAGTAATGGAAGGTGTGGATTATGTTGCTGAAACTTACCCTTACTCCTCTGCTGGTTATTGGTGGTGGTCTAACGGTATGAATGAACTATGTGATAAGAACCCAACAGTAAGACAAGTTACCCGCCGTGTAAATGGTGGGTATAACGGTCTTGCTGATCGAGAGTATTATTACGCTATTTGCCAGAGAGTTATCTGATCGATAGGCGGGTGCAACTCCCGCCCTGGCTATTGGTTAGAGCCCTTACGAGGACACCTCTAACCGTCTAGACGGTGGGAATAGACCACAATAAAACTAAATACTTCTGGATCCAGAGGAACTTTGCTTAAACCTCTTTAATAAAAACAATGGCATTTCAATCTTCTGTTAACCCCGCTCAGCTTACTCAGCTGGGTTCTAGTAATTTCGGGGCAGATACTCGTGCTCTGTATCTCAAGCTTTTTAGCGGTGAGATGTTCAAAGGATTCCAGCATAACACTATTGCTCGGGATCTGATCATGAAGCGTACCCTGAAGAACGGCAAGTCTATGCAGTTCATCTTCACGGGTCGCACCAAGTCCGAGTTCCATACTCCTGGCAACAGCATCCTTGGGGACACCAACAATGCACCCCCGGTGGCTGAGAAGACCATCACCTGTGATGACCTTCTGATTAGCTCTGCCTTCGTGTATGAACTCGATGAAGTCCTGGCTCATTATGACCTCCGCTCTGAGATCTCCCGTAAGATCGGGTATGCTCTGGCTGAGAAGTATGACCGTCTGATCTTCCGTGCTATCACCCGTGGTGCACGTCAGGCCAGCCCTGTGTCTGCTGCTAACTACACTGAGCCGGGTGGTACTCAGATCCAGGTTGGTACTGGTTCTGGTACTGAAGCTGATGCTTACGATTCCGCTAAGCTGGTGGCTGCTTTCTATGATGCAGCTGCTGCTCTGGATGAGAAGGGTGTGTCCATGGATGGTCGTGTGGCTGTTCTGAACCCCCGTCAGTACTACTCCCTGATTCAGGCAGTTGGTACTAGCGGTCTTGTGAACCGCGATGTTCAAGGTACTGCGCTGCAAGGCGGTCAAGGTATCATCGAAATTGCTGGTATCAAGATCTACAAGTCCATGAACATCCCGTTCCTGGGTAAGTATGGTACCAAGTATGCTGGCACCACTGGTGTGACCTCTCCTGGTAACACTGGTGACTTTGTTGGCCCTGCTCTTGAGGATGCTTCTGGCGCTAGCACTGGTATCAACAATGACTATGGTACTGCTGCTGAAGTCGGCTCCACTTCCTGTGGTCTGATCTTCCAGAAAGAGGCTGCTGGTATGGTGGAAGCTATCGGTCCTCAGGTGCAAGTGACCAGTGGTGACGTCTCCGTGATTTATCAAGGTGATGTGATGCTGGGTCGTCTGGCCTGCGGTGCTGATTACCTGAACCCTGCTGCTGCTGTTGAACTTCATGTGACCAACACTGCACCTTCCTCTTTCTGAGGATAAATTTTAGTTCTTTTATGGGGGATCCTTCGGGGTCCCCTTTTTTTTTATCTATATGGCTTTTCCTACCACTAATGCAACACAGGAACTTCCTGCTGTAAATCAAATACTGCAGTCATGTGGTCAAGCGCCTGTGACTACCCTAGATCAAACCAACCCGGACGTTGCGATTGCCTATGGGACTTTGCTAGAAGTCTCAAGGGAAGTACAGGCAGAGGGATGGTCCTTTAATAAGGAACTTAACTACCCAATTGTTCCTGATAATAATGGGGAGATTCTGATCCCTAATAACATGCTGCAGATTGATCTATCTAATAACCCCAATAATATGGGGTATGATGTTATCCGTCGGAACGGTAAACTATACGATAAGATCAGTCATACCTATAATTGGCCAAAAGGTAATGTTGAGTGTGATATTACTTGGTTATTTGATTGGGTTGATCTCCCACGTCCTATCCAAGATTACATTACAGCTAGGGCAGCAAGTATTGTCTCCAGTAGAATTGTAGGCGATACTAGCCAATACCAAATCCTACAACAAAAAGAAGCGTACACCAGAGCTATGGCTGTGGAGTATGACTGCAATCAAGGTGACTATACATTCTTTGGTCACTCTGGTGAAACTAATAACTATCGTTCTTACAAACCGTTCCACGCTCTTTATAGATAATGGCAGCAGTAACTCAACGGATCACAAATTACCTTGGTGGGGTATCAAAACAATCAGATGACAGGAAACTGCCTGGGCAGGTCCGTGAGTGCTATAACGGATACCCTGATCCCACCTTTGGATTGACTAAAAGACCTGGTTTTGAACATATTCTTAATTTAGGCACTGGTACTACTTATGATGATGGTAAGTGGTTTTTCATTAATAGAGATGAAGATGAAGAATACATTGGTGTAATTAAAGGTACATCAATTAGTATTTGGAACGGTGCTACTGGTCAGACCTGTACTGTAACATATCCTGATGGTACTAGTTATCTAAATGGTGTACGTACAGATTACAAAATTATTACTGTACAAGATACAAGTATTGTTGTTAATAGTAGTGTTACTGTTGGTACACAACCAGCACCCACATATTATCCACATAGGGCTGCTACAGTAAAGATCAGCCTTGTACTATCACAAACAACTTATACAATTGAAATTACAATTAGTAGTACAACAAATACAGCTACTTATACAACATCATCTTCTGCTGATGTTGATACAATTCTCACCAGTTTAAAATCACAAATTGATGGCTGGAGTGGAGATTTTAACAATCTTACTGTAACTAAACTTAGCAATTCACTTGAAATTTCAAGTACAGTTGATTTTGATGTTCATGCAGAAGGTGGTATAGATAATCTATCCATGGAAGCTTTTGAGGATATTGTATCTAATATTTCGGAACTTCCCAACAAATCAATTGACGGTCGTATCGTAAAAGTTGTTAATACTAATGCATTGGGTGATGATTACTGGGTTAAGTTTGTCGCTCATGATAGGGTAACTCTTCAAGGTGAGGGTTATTGGGAAGAAACCGTTGCACCAGATGTTTCTCCTGGTCTTGATTCAGCAACTATGCCACATGAGCTAGTTAACACAGCACTGAATACATTTGTTTTTAAAAAAATTAATTATGAAGATAGGTTAGTTGGTGATGATGAAACCAACGAAAATCCTAGCTTTGTAGGTAATAAAATTACAGCTGGATTCTTCCATAACAATAGACTTGGGTTTTTATCTAAAGATAATGTATCCATGAGTAGAGCTGGTGAGTTTTATAACTTCTTCCATCAAACTGCTCAAACATCAACTGATGCAGATCCAATTGATATTAGTTGTTCTTCTACACGACCAACTGCCTTACATGCTGTGCTTTCCACAGCTCAGGGTGTTGTGTTGTTTTCTGAAGATCAGCAATTTATCATGTTCTCAGATACAGGTGTCTTGACTCCTTCATTGGCAACAATCAGAACTATTTCTAATTATGAATTAGATAAATTTATTGAACCTGTTGATGTAGGAACTAACATTAATTTTATCACTAAAACACCTGGTTACTCTCGTGTCTTTGGTATGGTAACTAGGGGTCAACAAGAGAACCCACAGGTACTAGATATTAGTCGTGTAGTTAAAGAGTGGATCAGTCCTAGTATTGATTCAATGATTGCTAGTCCTCAGAACTCATTGATTGCATTAAGTGGTCAATCATTAAATGAAATATTTTTATTTCGTTATTACAGTGATGGTGAAAAGAATTTGATGCAATCTTGGTTCAGTTGGTTGATGCCAGGTACTGTTCAATTTCTTGCTAATGTATCTGATAATATGTATGCTGTTACTAAACAAGGCGATCAGTTTGTATTAAGTAAGGCTGCATTAAGTCAAAGCCCAGAACAAGCTATTATTGTCAATAATCAAGGTGAGCGTGTAAATCCATGTGTTGACCTTTATGCTGTAGCTTCTAGCGTTACTTATGATTCAGCTACTAAGACAACCAAATGTTATCTACCATATAATGATGTTACTGATTTAGAACCGATTATCGTTATTAAAGGCAGCACTGCAGGCGGATCATTTGTTGAGTCTGGTTTTAATGTAACACCAGAAAGGGGATCAGACGGTACTGGACCTTATTTTAGTATCACTGGTAAAGATCTCACAAGTGTAGCATCTGATGTAATTGTTGGTTTTAAGTATAATTTTGATATTGAACTACCACGTACTTATTTCCGTCCTGGACAGGTTGATACAGATTTTACTGCTAACCTAACTATTTCTAGGATGAAGTTTGCTGTAGGCTTGTCTGGTATGATGAGCTTTAAACTGCAATCAAATGGTAGATCAGAATGGTTTGATATTCAACCAGTTATCGAAGCAAATTATTACTTAGCTAATGATGTTCCACTAGATGCAGAAAATGTATTCACCTTACCTATTCATCAACGTACAGAAAATTTTAGAGTAAGAATGTTTAACAACTCACCATTTCCCGTTGCAATTAATGCAATGATGTGGGAAGGTAAATACACACCACGATTCTATAGGAGGGTCTGAGTATGCCAGCACTTTGGGCGATTGGAGGCGCTGTTATTAGTGGTGGTCTCGGTTTTTTGGGATCACAATCCAGAAATAACAGTGCCAGAAGCGAAGCCAGAAGACAAACAAAAATTAATAAAGAGAATTATAAATACCAATGGGGAGATCCTGATTCCGATGAATTGGGAGGCGAAGCAAAACGTAAGTATGATTACTCAGTAGAAGGTCTTCAAATTCAAAAAGAAAATGATGCCAACAATATTGCTTATCAGGAAGCCGGTTTAATTCAAAGCTGGGAATATCAAGCCGGTAGACAACTTTATGAAGAAAACCAACTAAACCGTATTTACGAGAGGTCCGTTCAACAAGCTACAGGGCAAATCACGTTAAATGAGTTTGCTGCTGGCCAAGCTATGTTGGAGCAGGATAATTTTCTTCGAGAGAATTTAGTTGATCTAGCATTTAGTGAGCAGCAAACTCTTCTTGATTATGGAATTGCTGCAGCAGGTCTAGATATTCAACGCCGTAAAGGTAGAGCAGAAGCACAGCTCACTATGGGTGCTGAGAGGGGCCAGGCGGCGCTTTCCCTTCAAGAAGGGTTGGTTGCAGCTGCGGAGGCAAAAGGTGCTGCTGCAGCGGCAGGACAAGCCGGTAGAAGTGCACGTAAAGCTCAACAAGCAATTACAGCAAAAGCTGGTGCTAAGAGTGCAGCACTTTTACAAAAACTAAGGGATAATCAAAACTCTGTCGTACAGCAATTACTATACACTGATCAAAGTATTAGTCTTGATTATCAAAAACTTAATAGCCAGTTGATGTTAGATAAAGCTCAACTTGCTGCAACAGCAGATAATTTGTTTGCTAGTGATGCATTGGTTAGACAGAAAATTAAACTGGAAGAACTGCAAGCTAATATTAATGCTGAAAACAGCATTGAGCTTAAACCTGAAGCACTTCCTCCTATTCCTAAACCGTTTGCACTACCAAGGCCAGTTTATCAAGATATTTATGAACCCAAGAAGCCTAAGTTCTTAGGTCAGGTAACTCCACAGCTAGAAAATGTATTCCTATCTACTGCTAATGCTGCGATTTCGGGTGCTCAAGCTGGATTGAAGATTGGTCCTACATTTGGAATGAAATACCCAGGTTAAAGCTTAAACATTATGGCACAATACAAAAGTTTTGCGAAACAAGGAAGCTTTAGCAGTAACCGTTTAGAACTTCCTGATCAAACAGGTAAGATGAAAGAATCCCTGAATAGACAACTTCGGGGCATGGATACAGCTCAAGGTTTCCTTGAAAAAAATAGGGAGATTTATTTAAGAGCACAACAATACGCTCAACAACAAGAGCGTATGAATCGTGAAGATAACTTTAGGTTTGAATCAGAAAACCGTAAAGCTTATCAAGATACAATTCAACGTAATAACGAGATTCAGCTTGAAAACAGTCGGAGAGAATCTGCTCAAACTGAAAAGCTTTTTAAAGATCTTAGTGCATTCTCTAAAAGTGCATTTGAGTTGTACGGTACATTTGAGGAGGGCAGAAACAAACAGCGTCAAGCTGTTGCTAATGAACTTGTGCTGAAAGCTGGTGCTGATTGGGGAACACTTTCTAATGTTTTATCTATTGACAGAAATTTAACTGGTCAGGCTTTTAGAGAGCAGGAGTTTATACAGAATTTCATTGCTAGTGGTGGTACTGAAGATCAGATAAGATTATTTGAAAGAATGAGGGAAACTGGTTCTCCTCAATTGTATCTTAATTCAAAATTTGCTTTTCAACAATCCATACCACTTTATAATAATTTTGCTAGAGAAAGGATAGATGCATTAGGTCCAGATGCTACACGTGAGCAAATTCAAAAAGAACTAAACATTGCATCTACTGAATTTCTTACTTCTCACTTAAAAGGTGCACGAGCAGAATTACTTGAAGCGTCTGGATTCCTAGCAGGAGTTAGGTCTACAAACAACCAAATCCTTGCCAAGGCTAGCAAGAGAGACGCTGATCGTCGAGAAGAGAATTTTTTAAGGGAAGAAAGGCAAAACATCACGACTGTTTTTAATGAAGGCGGTGGTAACAATGTTGCTGGTATTATGGAGCAACAGCAAATCAACCCATCAAAACGTAAACGTGATAATTTACAAACTTGGACAATAAATGGTATGAGGTCTGGTAATCTTGCACCAGATCAAGCTGAATCAATTCTTGATTACAAAATCACCGTTGGTGGTAAACAAGTAGCATACAGAAAACAGTTCCCAGATTTTGCTGCTGCGGTTTCTGATGAAATGTTTAAAACCAGGAAACGTCAACAAAGTGAGTTTAATTTACGTGAAGCTGAACGTATAAGTACAGCTGAAGCTGAGTTATCACAAGTTATTGATGGTTTTGCTGTTGATGGTGATGGTAGAATTGATGATAATGAGTTAGAAACCATTAATCAACGTGCTATTCAACTAGGTATTCCAGGTAGTAAACTTGTTGAGTATGCACAACAAAATTCTGTAAGTGCTGCCACTGATCGTGCTGTTGAAGCATGGGCAATGAAGAAAGCTAATAACCTTAGCTTGAAAGTTGACGATGTAATGGGTGTTAAGATGGGTGCAAACCTTCGCAATAAACTTCTTAATATTGCAAGGCAACAACAAGAAACCCGTCAATCACCTATTTATAAAGCACATATTCAAGCAATTGAAGCTGCTGTTAGCCAACATCCACAGATTAAAGCAGCACCTGTTACTGGTTCCGCTAATTATTCTGTTGTATTGATGAGAGATAAGTATGTTCAACAATATAAACAGAATCTACAACGCCTTGATCCAGAACAAGCTGTGTCATTGACTTTGCAGCAAATCAAAACAATGCAAGCCACTCCTGGTGCTATTACTAAACAAGGTACATATAAAGCAATTGAAGATCAAATTAAAGTATCTTCTCAAGGTGCTAACGTATCTTTGAATAGGGTTAATAGTATCCTTGCTGCTATGAGAGAAAAAGTATTTGATACTGATCCTGAGTGGGCTGTAGGTGTTGTTGGTGAAGAAGTTTTTAATAACTTCTATTCAACATTACAAGCTGGCGGTCAACCACCTGAACTCTTGAAAACTCTAGCTGCTAGGAGAGGCGTCGATCCTCTTACACTAATTAATCACCTTGCAAAAGGTGCAAAGAAACCACCGATCCAACCACTAAACAATCAGCTAAAAGAAATTAAAGATAACCTATCTCCTATCACACGTCGGTTGTATGACACGTATCGTACTAATGAACGAGTAGAGCGAGCTAATTCTGTTGTAACTAATAGAGTTTCTTATTCACCTAAAAGAGGGTCCTTTGCTAATAAACCTTTTGATATGTCTAAATTGACTCAAAAGGATTATGATGATCTTGCATTTGCTATTTCAAGTGAGGCTCAATTGGGTACTGATGATGAATACGGTGTCGCTGCTAACATCCTCACTCGTCTAATGACAGGTAGGTACGGTAATACAATTAGTGAAATCATCAATGCTCCAGGGCAGTATGAAGGTGTACTGCGAGGAATGTCTCGACCTAGCCCTGAGATTGCTGCTCGACTTCAATCTCCTGCAGGACAGAAAAAGATCCAAGAGTTTATTAAAATTCTAGATGGTCGTACAGAATTCAAGGGGCAGGCATTGATTCAAAATCGTGTTCCCTCCGAGGATCCTATGTTTTCAGCAGGTGGTAATTTCTACCACTATGCGGGTCAATAATGGCTAACTTCTAACAAGTGAATTAAATGAACGATTATGAAGAGCAACTGTTGGCAGGTATGCCTGAACTAACTGAAGAACAACGGCAACGTATTCTTCTTGAACAACAACAAGTACAAGCTCAGCTTGAGCAGTTAGAAACCCAACAAGTTGAACAACCGAAGGCTTCCCAACCCGATGTTACGGCTGGTGGTATGGGTGAGCCTTCCCCTACTCCTACTCCAACGGAGCGTAGAAGCATTAGAGATGTACAGATTGGTGGTGAACTAGAGACGTTTGCCACTGATCCTAGGGGGTCATTTGAAGCAGCTTTGTCTATCCCTACAGGGGTGTTGGACTTTGGTGCTGATCTACTTAATATGATCCCTAATGTTAATATTCCTAAAGTTCCTAAATTCGAGAATGATGTAGCTCAAAGTGTAAGGGAGTTGTCGTCAATTGTTATTCCTACACTTACTCTTGGTGGGGCTGGTACAACAGCTCTGAAAGGAGCTGCAAAGGGCTCTAAGTTCCTTTCTGACCCATTGGTACGGAAGATCGGTGAAGTGGGCTTCAGCGCCGGTACAGGGGCCTTTGTGGACTATACCGTAGAGCTAAACCAACAAGATGATAACCTTGCTGGTACTTTGAAGAAAAGCTGGCCGAGGTGGTTTGGTTGGATTCCTGATGATATTGCAACTCTTGACACTGATAGCCCTGATGTAAAACGTGGTAAGAACGTTACAGAGGGCACTACTCTTGGTGTTGGTACTGATATCCTTCTTGGGCTTAGCAGGTTAATTAAGGCTATCAGGGGAGTAGACCGAGCTACCCAATGGGTTCCTGAATCTGAAAAAGCTAAGAATTGGTTCAAGGAGAACCTAGAACTAGAGGGTACTCCTGAAGAAGTAGTTGAGGCTTCTGCTGCTAAACGATCTGAAGCATTGGATGAGATTGGTGGTTACAACCTTGATGGTCGTACCACTACAACCGAAACACCGATGACGGCTAAGGATTACTACATTGAATCCCAGTCCGTTGACTTTGCTGGTACTCCTGAAGAAGCTGCTGAGTTTTACAGTAGAGCTTGGGATGAATCTTTGACTCCTGAGATGAAGCAGCAGTGGGAGCAGATGGCTGCAGAAAACCCGGTACGTATTCAACAGACCGTTGATGAATCTCAACCTATCTTTGGTTATCATGACCTCTACGGTTATCAAGAACAAGGTATTCGTTCTGCTGATGACCTAGGTATTGTTGGTGCTTCTGTTGATGCTGTTCGGATTATGAACAACATCGATAGTGTCTATGGTCGTGTTGGTAGTGTCGTTACTGAAGGTGCATTGAAGTATGGCCTTGAGGCTGCTGGTAACCAAGAAACCATCATCCGTGGTCTCGCTAAACAACTACAAGATGCTGGAGAGTATGGTTACAAGACTGCTTCTGGTAAGTACATCACCTTTGATCAAATCCAAAAGACTGGGGAAGATCTTGCTTCTCAGTTCTACCGAATGGATGTTGGTCAACTTAAGACTGCCCTCAAGCAATTCCAAGGTGTTGATGTAGACACTGGTGCTCCTGTCCTTCAATCTGAAGCCTATGCAGGTGTGATGGGTGCCATTAAGAAGTACATGGATGATTACATGAACATGGATTACATACGTGCTCAAGCGTATGTAGGTACTTCTATGGCTGGTCAGGTGTCTGATATGGCTCAAGGTATGAGACTTACTATGGAGTCTCCTGCTATTGAACGTGCTCAAGAACAGATCCTTGATCGTGTTGAGTTCCTTATGGCTCAAAAAGGTATGACTTCCTACTCACGGGGTCGTGCTTTGAATATGCTGAACCTGTGGAACCGCATGACAATGAAGGGTTCTAAGGCAGCAGATAAAGCAGAGGCTACACGTCTCGCAAACCTTGTTAAGAACGAAAACAATAACACCCTTGCTGCTATTGAACGTATCAAACAAGATGCGAAGGAGACTGTTGATACACTTCGGGTAATCAAAGAGGAGCAACCAGAACTCCTGGCTCCTTTGATGATGGCGTATGAGTTGACTGACGGTAATGTTAATAGCATCACACGTCTCAATAATTACGTCAAGCAATCTCTTGGTGTCCTTAATAAAGCTTTTATCGATCAGCAGCCTGAGATCCCTTCAGTGGTGATGAGAGGGTTCTACTCCAATGTCTATAACTCTGTACTGAGTGCCTTTGCTACACCTATCAAGGCTGGTCTTGCTAACACTGCTCTTCTTATCGAGAAGCCCTTCAGGGCAACAATTGGTGCTTTGATTACTGGTGACACTGAGACTATCCGACGTGGCTTCTACCAATTCGGTAATGTCACTGAGACTTTGGGTGATGCTTTTGATTACATGAAGCAGGTGTTCAAACGATCTGCTGATGACCCGTATCTCATTGAGGTAAGAGATGACATTGGTCTTCGTAATGAACAGCAACTAGAGGTTCTTAATTCCTTTGCTGAAGCTAAGGCTTCTCAAGGTGAATATGGTCCACAAGTAATGATGGAGATCGTAAAGAACATGAACGATCTTGCTAATCATCCTTGGTTGAGACTTGGTAACCGTTCTATGCAAGCATTTGATGGATTCACACAATCCATGATTGCTACATTTGAAGCCAAAGGTCGAGCATTTGATGAGGTGACCCGTGGAGGCAAGCTTCCATTTGATGCTGAGAAAGCTGATGCTATGTACCGCAAGGTGCGGGAAGGTATGTTTGATGAGGATGATCTTATTTCTGATGATGCTGTAAAGGCAACAGCAGGAGAGATTGCTTTGAATCTTGATAACGTTGCTAATAATGCGTTGTCAGCTTTGATTCGTAGAGCACCACTCCTCAAGCCATTTCTTCTCTTTACTAAGACTCCTCTCAATGAACTAGCGTTGTCTGCTACATATACACCTTTGGGTATATTTGTTAGAGATCTAGGAGCTTTTGGGAGGAACTTTGAAGATATGCCTTATGAAGAGGTAGAGCAACTGCTTATTGCAAGGGGCATTGAAATCACACCATATAACATCCGATCTAAGTACAATGAAATCAGGGCTGATATTAAAGGTCGTCAAGCTCTTGGTGCATTGATGGTTACTGGTGCGGTTAGTTTGTTCATGACTGATCGTATTACTGGTAATGGTCTTTATAATCGTCAACGTCAAGCACTAAGACGTGATGCTGACTGGAAACCACGGTCTATCCGTTTACCTGGTGGTAAATGGGTTAGCTACGATAACCTTGGTCCTGTTACTAATTGGCTAGCATTGACTGCTGATGTCATGGATAACTTCGATTCGTTGTCCCCTAATGATGTTGGTGAGCAGCTTCGTAAGCTTGGTTTTGTTGTAGCTTCTTCTATCACTGAGAAGACTATGTTGGCTGGTATCGAACCCTTCCTTGATGTGATTAGGGGTGATGTTGGTGCTATCAACAAATGGGCTTCTAGCTTCCTTACAAGTGCTGTAGTACCTGGTTCTAGCCAACTAGCTGAAATCTCACGTCTTATGGATCCTGGTTTGAAAGAGGTAGAGATGAATGTATTTGATCTTGTCCAAAATCGGATTCCAGTACTTAAAAATCAGCTTGCTCCTAAACATGATTACATTGACGGTGGTTTAGTTGGTGTTCCTGATAACTTTATGGCACGAGTGTGGAACACTTATATGCCATGGAAAGTTAACGGTAAGATCAGTCCAGAGAAGCAATTCCTGATTGATATTGAATACGATGCACGTCCTACACTTCGTACTAACGGTAAGGGGGTTGAACTAACACCTGAAGAACGATCTGAGATTACAGATATCATGGGTCGTGATGGGCTATTTAAAGCTGGTATTCAACGAGTAATGCAAAATACTTCAGTTAAGAAATTTAGGGAGAACTTTAAAAAAGCTTTAAAAAACCCTGAATTAAATCCAGATCTTAGTGAATTTGAAGGTGTTCATATTATGTTGGATAGAGAATTACGACAAGCTATGAGGATGGCTTCTGCTACTGCACCTAGCCGTGACTCTATTAATCGTAAGCAATACGTTCAAGAGGTTGTTGGTAATTATCTCAGGAGTGGTGATCAGTCTGCTGCTGAACGGTTCCTTGACTACATGGAGAACTTCTCTTACTAAAAATGGCAATTACACAAAATACTTATACAGGGGACGGATCTACCGTCCTCTTTTCTTTTACATTTCCATATATCGTTGAGTCTGACATCAAGATAAGTCTTGATGGGACTCCTACAACTGCATATACTCTTGCCAATGCTACAACTATTCAGTTTAATACTGCTCCTGCTAACGGTGTAGATATCCGTATTTATCGTGATACTGACATCGATACTCTTAGTGCTGAGTTTTTCCCTGGTTCTGCTATTCGAGCTGAAGACCTAAATAATAACTTTACTCAGAATAACTACGCTGTCCAAGAGATCTCTAATAATACTTGGGATAATGATACTGAAACCATCAAGTCAAATGAGACTTGGGTAGATAGTGACAGCCAGATTTCTACAACTCAAGCAGCTACAAATCGATTCCAAACACTTGTACAACTTGTTACACCTACTGCTGCTCAATCAGCTACAGGTAGGAGTTGGCTACAAAATGATACTGATCTTACGTTCTCTGTATATGACGGAGCTAACTGGATTGGTATTGTTTCTGGTGGTACATTTACCAATCAGCCTAAGGTTGTTTATGTAGATGCTTCAAGCGGTAGTGATACCAATGATGGACACCGTATCAGTCGCCCCAAGAAGACCATTAAAGCTGCTATTACACAGATCAATAACGATGCTACCTACGGTGATGGTAGTGTTGTTGTAGTGGCTCCTGGGGTCTATCAGGAGGTTGCACCAATTGATATCCAGAAGGCTAATGTATCCATTATTGGCCAAGCTCTCCGTAGCTGTATTGTACATCCTACTGTAGCAACTGAAGAGAATTCTTTGTTCCGTGTCAATAGTGGTTCTTACCTACAGAACTTGACATTTACTGGTATGAAGGCTAGCGGTGCTTTGGGTAATTCAGTTGACGCTGATCTGCCTGTTAATCAAGGTTGGAATGTTTCGTTCTATCCTGGGGCTACGATTTACAAATCACCGTATATCCAGAACTGCACTAATTTCTCTGATAGTCAAATTGATAACAGTAATTTAAATGCTATTACCCCTGCTGGTGGTGCTGCTGGTGATCTTACCTCATCTCCTACTGGTGGTGGTTTGTTAGTTGATGGTTCTGTTGTCAATAGTGCTAGTCCGTTGCGGTCAATGGTGTGCGATAGTTACACCCATGTTGGTCTTAATGGTCCTGGTATTCTTGTCACCAATAATGGTTATGCTCAATGTACCAGTAGCTATGCTTTCTTCAATAAGTATCACATCAAATGTCTAAACGGTGGTCAGGCTAACCTAGCTGCCTCTACAACAGACTTTGGTGATGAAGCCCTAGTAGCAGATGGTAAGTCCACTACAGCTATCTTTACGTCCAATGTGGATGGAGCTGCAACTGATGGTGATCTTACCTTTAACATTAACGAACCTGTTGCTGATGCAAGTTGGCATGGTTCTGAGGTACGTCCTCAGGGCAATATGCTTGTTACTGTTAATGGTGTTACATATCCTGTGTTGTCTGCTACTCCTAATACTGATAGTGAAGGAGGAGATGGTTGGACTGTAACGATTAGTCGTCCTAATCCAAGCAAACGAAGTGAGAACCTTGGTCTTAATGGTAATGTTGCTGATAACCTTGCTGTTAGCTTCTACCTTCGGTCTATGATCGCATCTAGTGGTCATACGATGGAATATGTTGGTAGTGGTACTGATTATCGTGCACTACCTGAAAATGGTGGTGTACCGGATGACTCTAAACAGATTATAGAGTCTAATGGTGGTAAGGTCTGGACTGCTATTACTGATCAGAACGGTAAGTTCAAGATTGGTGATTTTTTTGAAGTTGATCAACGTACTGGTTTTATTAACTTCAGTGCTGGGTCGTATGCCTTTGATGTTGTTACTGACACTACTCCTGAATTGGGTGGTCAGTTGGATGCACTTAATAATAAGATTGTTAATCTTGATGATCCAACAAGTGCTCAAGATGCAGCGACTAAGAACTATGTGGATACTAATGCACTGTCTACAAGTGATATTGGAGTAACTGTTCAGGGATATGATGCAGACATCGCTAAGTATGATGACACTACTGCTAACTTTACTGGTACTCTTCAACAGGGTGGTTCTGATGTAGTGCTTGATAGTGATATTGGTGTTAGTGTACAGGCGTACGATGCTGATACGGCTAAACTTGACGTAGCTCAAACGTTCACTGCTGATCAAACATTTACTAATACCCAAACATTCCCCACTATCCCAGCTAACGCTAAAACTGCAGCTTATACGCTTGTAGCAAGTGATGCTGGTAAACATATCAGTATTACAACAGGTGGTGTGACAATCCCTAGCGGTGTATTTAATGTTGGTGAAGCTATTAGTGTGTACAATAACAGTACATCTACACAAACTATCACTCAAGGTAGCGGTGTAACTTTACGTCTTTCTGCTACTACAATTTCAGGTAATCGATCACTTTCTTCTTACGGATTATGTTCAATCCTATGCGTAGCTTCAAACGTTTTTGTAATTTCTGGAAGTGGGTTGTCATGAGTATTTTACAGATGCTAGCAACATCTAGTAGGAATTTGGCTAACCCAGATTCGTTTGCTAATAATCTAGTTATTGGTGTCAGCGGTAGCAGTGATCATGGTCTTACTAATGTTGCAGGGTTAGTCAATACTTCTACATCAACATTTAGTCAGATTGTACCACGAGGATCTGCACAGTCAACATTTTCTACAACAAATAAATATTACAATACATCATTAGAACTAGGCACCAGATCAGGTACATCAGGTTGGTTTGCTTTTGAAAGCCCAAATATTGCTGCATTTGGTTCTAGTAACTTTACCTTAGAAACTTGGGTGTACATCCCAACTTTTTCTGGGCTAACTCAATGTTCATTGTGGTTTCATACAAATGAAGTAGATAATACTGGATTTCAATGCTTCATTTGTGGCGATAGCTTCGGAGATGTCTCTGCAAGGCGTGGAATCTTCTTTACTGGTGGTGCTGGGGCAGAAGTAAATATTGCATTTAACTGCCTTTCTCCTAACACTTGGCATCACATTGCTGTTGTACGTAATGGGTCTGCATCTAATTCATTGAAAATTTATGTTGATGGTGTTGATAGGACCAGTTATCGAAGTGCTAGTGGTAATCCTAACTGGACTTACACTGGCCTTTTGTATGTAGCAGCTCCTAGCTCAGAAACGGGTTGGAATACAGTAAAGCTACAGGACTATCGTGTTTATCAAGGAGTTGCTAAGTATACTAGTAACTTTACTCCACCTAGTCAAATGTTCGTTTAACTTTAAATACCATGCTAGTACAAGACATCGCGGGTCTTTATATCCCGCAACACGATTACATCTCAATCTCTCCTTCAGCTGCACCAACTGATGGGGATCAAACAATTACATATAAAATTGGTGGAGCTAGTGGTTCAACCGTAGCTATCCTTACTGTTACTTATGTTAGTGGTAATGTTTCTACAGTGGTGAGGAACTAATCATGGCTTATAGGTTTAATCCGTTTACCGGTAAATTAGATGGGTTTGGTCCTGTATTGACAGGTACTGGTACGGTTAGTGCTGCTGACGGTACTGCAGCGTTACCTGGCATTGCCTTTGCTAGTGATCTAAATACTGGCATTTATCGTCCTGGAGCAGACCAAGTAGCCATCTCGACTAATTCCCTTCAGCGTCTTGCTGTCGACGCAAGTGGAAATATCAATATCGACAGCGGTGGTGTCTATTACGATGCTGTCAACAACCGATTAGCGGTCGGCACTACAAGTCCTCAGTTTCAACTTCAAGTAGTAAACGGAGGGATAGATAGCAGAGGCTCAGGACAAGGACTAACTTTTAGGAATAACATTTACTATTCTGCGGGAGATAAATATCTAACAGGTAGCGGAGCCGCTTCGACCCAGTATTTTGATGGGTCTGGCAATATCATCTTTTATAATACCGGCACAAGTAGTACGGGAGCTGATAGTGCTTGCACGCTTTTTGAACGCGCCCGCATCGACAGCTCGGGCCGCTTAGGCTTGGGGACTTCTAGCCCTACAAGTACGCTTCACGTCGATAAAGATACAGGGTCGACTCCGACGGTCTATATTAACAATAGTGGCGTTGACGCTGGAGATGGTATTGCGCTAAAAGTGCAAGCATCTCAAAGAGGTACTTCGGTTGGCGATGCGTCTGTATTTAGTGTCCATAACAACGCAAGTGAGATATTTACTGTTCGTAACGATGGCAACGTAGGGATTGGCACTACGAGTCCTGAGGGGACTCTGCACGTTAATGCTGGTGGAACTTACCCAAGTTACAGTAATCTTATTTTTAAGAGTAGTGCAAATTATGAAACCACTCTTTATTTGAACAATGGCTCACCTGGACATCACCAAATAACTGCCAATGCGTATACCGAGGCTTTGACAATCAATGCCCCTTACAGCGCACAAGGAAACATCAGGTTCAACACAGCTGGTTCAGAACGCGCCCGCATCGACAGCTCCGGCAGGCTCTTAGTTGGCACGTCTTCGAGCGTTGATAGCGCATCAACACTGCAGGTCAAAAACGGTTATCTAAACCTATACCATGGAGATTCAGCAACCAACTCAGGATACGGCATTAGGTTTTCAACTGATGGCGGCGCCACAGGTTTAACACATGCCCAGATTGGTCTATCCCAAACTGCAGGCAACGGAGGCACCTTATTGTTCTCCACTACTGCCGACGGGGCAAGCAGCACGACGGAGCGGATGAGGATTAGCAATGCAGGTACTACAACAATTACTTCTGCCGCTGCCACCGCACCTTTTGTTGCCAAGATCAGCACCAGTGAAGTTGCCCGCATCGACAGCTCCGGCAGGTTGTTAGTTGGCACGTCTACTTCGTCTACTATTCGCGGTATACAATCAAGTTTCCAGCTTGCTTCAAATGGTGCTGAAGGATCGTCTATCTCAATATACCGATACGACGACGCTGCTACTGACGCCAACAGTCCACGCCTTATACTTGCTCGCTCTGGTGGAACATCGTTAAATAATACTATCGTTGGTGCTGACAATGTTTTAGGTGAGATTGCTTTCTGCGGCGCAGATGGTGTTGACTTGGCTACTCAAGCAGCTCTCATCAAGGCAGAAGTAGACGGCACCCCTGGCTCTGACGATATGCCTGGGCGTTTAGTGTTCTCCGTTACTGCAGATGGCGCGTCATCACCAACAGAAGCGATGCGTATCAAGAATTCGCGCATCATTAACATCGCCAACACGCCCGTTTATGCTGATAACGCTGCTGCCAAAACTGGCGGCCTTGTTGACGGAGATGTGTACCGCACCTCCACCGGGGACCTGAAGATCGTTTACACCTAAGCCAGGGCGACAAGACCTACTCTCTACTCTATTTTTGAGCCTACCAACCCGGTGGGCTCTTTTTTTTCACCCTATACACATTTTTTATCAATCATGACTACTTTTACTTGGAATATTGCAAACCTTGAGCGTGAAACTGCTGATGGCTTTGTGTTCACTGTTCATTATACCATTAATGCTAAAAACGATACGTACTCTTCGGGTGCATACGGTTCTATTGGCCTTGAGCGTCCCGATAACCTGATTCCTTTTGCTGACCTCACTGAAGAAACCGTGGTGAATTGGGTAAAAGAGAAGTTGGGTGATGAAAAGGTAGCTGAAATTAAAGCTGCACTCCAAGCTCAACTCGACGAACAAGCTGCTCCCACTAAAGCATCAGGTCTACCTTGGGTTAA